ATCGACGCCCACAAGCTGGACAACCGCGCCGAAGGCCTATTTGAGCCGCACGGCCCCGTGATTGTCGCTCACGACCCGTTTGATGACGGGGAGGACGCCGGCGGCCTGGCTGTGCGCCATGGGTCCATCATCCAGCACGTCTCAGCCAAGAAGACCGGGGCTATTGATGTCGTGTGCGATTGGGCTACCGGCCACGCCCGCAAGATCGGCGCCGACTGGTTCGTGTGGGACGGCGACGGCATGGGAACCGGCCTAAAGCGCCAGATATCCACAGCTTTCGACGGCACCCGGACGCAGTATCACATGTTCCGGGGCAGTCTCGCCGGCAGCGCGCAGGACAACGCAAAAGAGATTTACCAGCCTGCGAAGGGCGACAAGACCGCCAAGACCTACGCGGACACGTTCAAGAACAACCGGGCTCAATACTACATCGGCTTGGCCAACCGGTTTAAGGCTACCTATGACTTTGTGGTGAAGGGAAAGCACTCCGACCCGGCCGAGATGATTAGCTTAAACTCCGAGGGCATTGATGATATGGTGGGCCTACGGTCTGAAATGTGCCGCATCCCGCGAAAGCCGGACGGCAATGGTCTTGAACAGATTATGTCCAAGATCGACATGAAAAAGGCCGGCATCCGATCCCCCAATATGTCCGACGCCGTGATGATGACGATGTTCTCGCCATCGTCGGAGGCGGATTTCAAGCAAATTGACTTCGACGGGTGGCGTTAATGCCGGATTACTCCAAGCACGAAGACGTTTTGATTCTCCTGAAGGAAGCGCAAGACGCTGACCAGGACAACCGCGAAGCCGCCCTTGAGGCGCAGTGGTTTATCGAAAAGCAGGACGGCCAGTGGGAGCCCGAATGGTGGGACGCCAACTCCGGCAAGCCCCGCTATACATTCGACATGACAAGCCCGATCGTTGACCAGATCGCCGGCGAGATCGAGCAGGCCGACTTCGACATCAAGGTCAGGCCGGCGGGCGGTGACAGCTCGAAAGAGACGGCGTCCATCCTGGACGGGTTGATCCGCAACATTGAGAACATCTCGAACGCCTCGGCGATTTACTCGCACGCTGGGCGCAACATGGTTGCGACGGGCATCGACGGATGGCGCGTGGTCCAGGAATATTGCGATGGGATGTCCTACGATCAGGACTTGATGATTAAGCCCATCTATAACTTCTCCGAGCGCGTCTGGTTCGACGTTGGATCTCAAACCCGCGACCGCTCCGACAGCAAATACTGCTTCGTTCTTCAGGCCATCCCCACGGACGAGTACAAGGAGCGATTCCCCAAGGGCTCGGGGCAAAGCGTTTCGTCCGGCAAGACCAAGACCGGCTATTATCAGAAGGCCGCCACCATCGTCTGCGGCCAGATTTACTATGTGAAATACGAGAAGACCGAGATTGCCATGTTGAGCGATGGCAAGATCATCGAGCTCACCGACGACACCAAGGCGGTGTTGGACGAGCTCGCGGACAATGGCATCACCGTCTCGCAGTCGCGCCCGCGCAAAAAGCCCGTGGTTTACAGCCGCTTGTTTGATGGCGACGACTGGCTCACCGACGAACAGCGCACCGTGTTCTCGTCCATCCCGGTTATCCCGACATACGGGAACTTCAAGGTTATCGAGGACAAGACCGTCTACCGCGGCGTGGTTCAGAAGCTCATGGATCCGCAGCGCGTTATGAACTACTCGCTTTCGCGCGAGATCGAAGAGGGCGCACTGGCCCCGCGCGCTAAATACTGGATGACGCCCAAGCAGGCGGCCGGTCACGAGCCTAAGCTTAAGACCATGAACACCAACTCCGACCCGGTGCAATTCTACAACCCGGACCCGGCCAATCCAGGCCCCCCGCAGCAGAGCGGCGGCGCGCAGATCAATCCCGGCCTCCGTACCGTCTCGGAATCCATGCGCCAGATCATGGGGCAAACGGCGGGCATGTTCGCGGCCAACATGGGCGACAACCCCGGCCTTCAGTCCGGCGTGGCAATTAAGAGCCTTCAGCAGAAGGGCGACAACGGCACCATCAAGTATTTCAAGGCGCTGGAAATCCCCATTGCCCAGACCGCGCGCCTTATCGTTGACGCGCTGCCCCGAGTTTACGACACGACCCAGCAGAAGCGCATCCTGAACGCTGACGGCTCATTCGAGATGCAGACGCTAAACCAGACCGTGATCGACCAGCAGACCGGCCGCCCGGTGGTCATAAACGACCTCTCCAAGGGCAAGTACGATGTGACCTGCTCGGCGGGGCCGTCCTTCCAGAGCCGGTCGCAGGAAGCAGTCCAGACGATCCTTGAGATGGCGGCGTTCGACCCGACCGTCATCCAGGGCGGCGCCGACATCCTGTTTAACAACCTCGACAGCCCAGGCATGGACCTGATCGCGGCTCGTAAGCGCCAGCAATTGCTCATGGCCGGTGCCATCCCCGAAGCGCAAATGACGGACGAGGAAAAGGCCAAGATTGCCGCGGCTGCCGCCCAGCCCAAGGCCAAAGACCCCGCCACGCAGATCGCAGAGGCCGAGGCGCTCAAGGCCCAGGCCGAGGCATCAATGGCGCAGACCAAGGCCCGCATCGCGCAGACCGAGGCCGAAGAGGCCGCCATCAAGCTTCAGCAGGCCCAAGAGAAACTCAGGCTGCAAGACGACAAGCAAAACGACGAGAACGCGCAAAAGATGCTCGACCGCCGCCATCAGACTGATTTGGCGGAGATGAAGGCATTGGCCGAGTTCCGCAAGGCGGTCACGATTGAGATGATGAAGAACCAGCAGGCCGCCCCCATGGCCCCGGCCCCCCAAATCGATGTGGAGGGAATGGTGGCCGCGTTGGCGCAAGAGCTGCGCGGGATTTCTCAGGCCATGCTCACGCCTCGCGTTGCGGTCTACGACGAGGCGGGAAACATCACGGCGGGCGTCCCCGCTCAAATTCCACAGCAAAGGGTTAATTAATGGCTGGCTATTTCTCCGCGGCTTCGTTCCGCACACTCGGCACAGCGGCGACGCCTCAGAACCTATTTACGATTGAGAACATTGACGCGACCAAGCTTGTCACGATCCGGCGCCTCACGGTCCAGATGGACGCAACGGCGGTCCTTGTGTCGGTCATGCCACAGGTGAAGGTGTCCCGTGCTACGGCGGTTCCAACTGGCGGCACGGCTTTGGCGAAGGCTCAGTTTGACACCGGCAACGCCTCAAACGCTAACACCATTGTCCGTGGCGGTAACGCTTCAGATGGTGGCGTGGCGACTGCCATTACGGCAACGGCCGGCACTACTATCTGGCAGCAATATTGTATGCGTATGCACACGGTTGTCGGCCAGGTTCTCGCGCCGGATAACAACGTTCTTCCGCTCTTGGTGGAGACGCAAGACCTGATCCTTCGCCAGAACCAAGCCCTGTTAATTCAGGTGGTGGCATCGGCGGGCGCGTCCAACCCTGCGACCAACCACTGGTTTGCTAATATCGTTTGGGAAGAAGACTAAAATGGCCGTCACCTTCATCGGTGGCGTGCAGGTTCCCATCGTTATCGGTAACGACGCCACGACGCAGAACCTACTGACAATCGAGAACCAGATCGGCTCTCGCGTTGACGTGCATGTGCGGCGTCTGACGATCCAGATGGACCCGGTGACGGCGCTAACCTCGGTCATGCCGCAGGTTAAGGTGTCGCGGGCGACGTCCATATCTGGCGGCGTGAAGCTTGACAGGTCTAAGTTTGATACAGCGACAACGGCTGACCCGTTCGTAGTCATTCGGTCGGCGCTGGCTGAAGGAAGCCCGATCACGGCTAATGCCGGGGATACGGTTTGGCAGCAGTATGTGAGCCGCCTGCATACGGCGGTGGAACAAGTCCTGGGCACCGACGAGAACCTGTTGCCTACCCTCGTAGCGGCGACCGGGGCTGAGTTTGTCTTACACCCTGGCGAAAGCATGCTGGTCCGCGTGGTGGGGTTGGCGGCGGCGTCTAACCCCGCGATCGGCAATAACTGGCAGGCGTCAGTTATCTTGGAAGAAAACAGCCTTTCGACCTTTGCCATTAGCGGTACCGTGACCTTGAGCGGATCGCCTGTCAGCGGGGCTAAGGTCATGGTCATGGAATCCGATGACGTAGCCGGGACAAATATGTTCCTGCGTGAAGTGATTACGACGCCGGCAGGCGGGACGTGGGCGTCTAGCATCCTGACCGGCAAGGTCGGCTCTGCGTTCGTCCAGTACACGACCGGAGGCACGTATTACACCGCGCCTGGGAGCCCCTACCTCTCGTGAGTATTTACACACCCCCAGCTTTGAACGCGGTAGATTTCCCGCTGACGGCCACGACGCCGGCCGATATGACGCCCTACGATGTGGCGTTAAGCGTTTACACGCCGCCAAGTCTGAGCGCGGTGGATTTCGCGCTGACTACGTTTACCGTCCCGACATTCCCCTACGCTGGGTGGGAGCTTCTTCCTGCGCCTCCGTCTAGCATCATCGGCATTTGGGGCCGCACCGTTGGGATGGGGTTTGCGGCATGATCTTCCTCGGATTCTACAAAGCTGGTTCCACCGTCAAATATCGTTCCAACTTCCACAACGATACGGGAACGATTGAGAACCCGACTTCGCCTGCGGCGGAACGCGAAGATCCAGCGGGCACCTTTACGGTCCTGACCGCCCCGGCGATTGTGAACGCCAAGACGGGCCACTATGGCGGCTCAATTGACACGACGGGATTTGCATCCGGCCAGCACTTCATACGGATGCAGGGCACGGTATCGACGGCCAAGACCGTAGCGACTGAGTTCTGTTTCCAGATCGTGGCGTTTGACCCGACCGACGCGGCCGGGCTCGGGCTGTCTCGCGTTGACGCAGCGGTAAGCACAAGGCTTGCATCAGCCAGCTATACGGCGCCGGATAACGCAGGGATCGCCGCTGTGCAGGCCAAGACCGACGACCTGACATTCACCGTCGCGGGCGTGGTGGACAGCAATGTTGCTTACGTCAACGGCCTGGCTGTGACCGGCGCCGGGACTGAAGCCGACCCCTGGGGTCCATAAGTGGCCTCGGCATGGGGCGTATCTTGGGGAGCGGCCTGGGGCAATTCTTGGGGTGTTGCCGCACCTACGCCGACGCCAACGCCGCCACATGGCGGGGGCGGTGGCTCCAAGAAGCCCAAGAGCCCTTGGCGCGTCGATTACCTAGAGGACTACCCCGCGTATTTGCGGCCCGAGCCTGCGCCAGTGGTCCCGAAGCCTCCGCTCCGGCGCAAGTCCGTCAATCTGACGGCGCCGAACCTCACTGCGCTGGCATTACTCACCAGCCTGGGCGTGGCGCTTCCGCAGTTTGTTCCACAAATTGATAAGGTCGAAGCCCCGGCACCAGCAATCCTTGCTAAGCCTGCTGAGATCAAGATCGACATGAGCGCGCTCATCGAAGCGTACCAAGCGCGCATGGCCGAGGCCGAGCGTGTAGAGCGGCTGAACCGCTTGAAGCGCCAGAACGCGGCGGCTTTCCTCCTGCTGATGTAAAAAATATCACTGTGGCGTCACGGCAACAGTTGTAAAAATGCTTGACGCTGTGGCCAAATTGGCACACAGTTTCAGCACTCGCAATTACGCGTGGCCTCGCACCCTCAAGGGCACCAGTGGTAGACGAATTAAATACGCTGCCAGCGGATTCTGAAGACGATAACGTCGAGTTAGACCCGACCCAAACGGACTCAGACACCGCCGAAACGTCAGAATCAGCGCCTGACAGTGGCAAAACTGCCACAACGGAAAAGAAGGTCCAGTTTACTCCCGAGCAACAAGCGGTTTTCGACAAGGTAATTGGCGAAAAGACGTTCAAAGCGCGGGAAGCCGAGCGGAAAGCAGAGGCGGCCGAGAAAAGGCTGCAAGAGCTTGAGGCCCAGCTTCCGAAGGAGAGCCGGCCAGCAATTCCGTCACTGCCTGACCCCTACGACGCGGACTATTCCCAAAAGATCGCGGCGCGGGATGAGGCGATTAAAGCGGCGGCGGCGTATGACGCGAAGCAGGATCTGGTTAAGCACCAGCAGCAAACCGTCCAACGCCAGCGCGTAGAGGCTGAACAGCAGGAACTGGTTAAAAGCGCCACGGCCTACAAAGAGCGTTCGGATAAATTGGGCATCGCCCCGACCGAACTGCAAAATGCGGCCAACGCGCTGTCAAGTTTCGGGATCTCCGAGGATTTGACCAAGTTCCTTCTGAAGGACGAGCAAGGTCCGCTCATGACGATGTTCATGGCGCGCAACCCCATCGTTCTTGAGCGGATGAGCGGTCTTAGCCCACTCGAAATGGGCCACTACATCGCATCCGAGATCAAGCCAAAGCTCGCATCCGTCAAAACCAGAACCCAGGCCCCCGCTCCGGCCGATGTTCTTGACGGCGGTGGATCACCCCGGACTGAACGAGGCCCCAAGGGCGCCAAATTTGAATAGGTGCGACCATGGCCAATAATTTTGACAGCAATTTTACGCGCAAACTCGCGCGCGTCTTCCTCGAAAAGTTCGATTCTGAGCGCGTTCTTTCCAAGAACGTCAACACTCAGCTTCTTGCCGGCAAGTTCGACCCGTCAACGGGCACGATTGTCGATTTCAAGCGCCCCACCGACTATCAATCGATCCGCACCACCGGCGGCGACGTAACCAGCAACTCCGCGTCGGATATCATCACCGGCAAGGCGAGCGGTATCGTCCAGGATTACTTCACGGTCCACGTCAATTACGACGAAGCCGACGAAGCCCTGAAGATGGACCAGCTCGATCAGTTGCTGGCCCCGATGGCGACCCGCATCAAGACCGACCTCGAACTCGACTTCGCAGCCTTCATGATGAAGAACTGCAACCTCGTGTCGGGCTCGGCTGGCGTCGGCGTTTCGACCTGGGATCAGATCGCCTCCGCGGGCGCCCTGATGCAGTCGGTCGGCGTTCCGATGGATATGCCCTGGTGCTATGCGGTGAACCCGTTCACGCAGCGCAGCCTGGCGTCCAACCAACGCTCGCTCGGCGGCGGCTCCAACTCGACTGTTGATAACGCCAACGAAAAAGCGATGATTACTCGCAATTTCGCCGGATTCAACGTGTTCACGGCCACGACCCTTGCCAGCTACACCACCGGCTCGGGCGCGGATCGCGTCGGCACCATCGCGGCAAACCCCGATGTTACCTACGCGACGGCCAAAGACACGATGACGCAGACCATCCGCATCGACGGCCTTGCCAACGGCATCGTCATCGCTCCGGGTGAAACGGTCATCATCAGCGGTCGCAATCGCCTCAACCTCTCGACCCGTCAGCCGATCCTTGACGAAACCGGCGCGACGGTTCTGTTCAAGGGCGTCGTGAAGACCGGCGGCACCGTCACCACGGGATCCGTCTCGGTCGTCATCTCCGGCCCTGCCATCTTCGAAACCGGGTCGGGCGCGTCGTACAATACCGTGGCAAGCGCCCCGGTTGCCGGCGATGTCATCACCCTCGGTTGCCAAACTCAGAACAAGCTCGTTCAGCCCAATCTGTTCTGGCACCCGCAGGCGTTCGGCATCGGCTCGGTTCCGATCAAGAAGTTGTATTCGACCGATACGATTGCCACGACCGAGGACGGTTTGCAGTTCCGCGTGTCGAAAGGCACGAGCTTCTTGCAGAACAAGCAGCTTGTCCGCTTCGACTTCCGACCTGCCTACGCGGTCCTAAACCCGTTCTTCGCGGGCCAAGGTTACGGCACCTAACGGATACCGGGGAGGGGCTTCGGCCTCTCCCCACCCTTTCCCTACACAGAGGTTTTCATGGCCGAGAATATCACCTGGATTCGCCCGAGCGGCTCCGAGATTACGACCAATGGCACGGACGCCAGCATTGCACGCGCCGCCGAGCTTGGTTGGGTTCCAAAGGACGAAGCCAAGAAGGCCGAGAAGCCTGCGAAGGCCGAGAAGCCCGCGAAGGCTGACTAATGGCCACCGTCG